GTTTAGGTTTAGTAGGTCAAGAGGTACTTTACAATAGGCTTTACGAATCAGACTATAATATTCAATTAAATAAAAATTTACAAGATACTGAACAAAATTTCCAATTACCTAATGGTAGAAAGTTTTCCGGTGCAGAGGTTGAGAATTCACAATATGCACCTGAAATGCTTAGAGTTATTCAAAGTAGCACTAGGTCACAAGTAAATTCTATAATGAGGACTAAGTATGGAATTGCTGAGTCTCATTTTTTTACTGATGCTTATGGTAAAATTGAAAAACAAAACAGTATTAGAGAAAGTAACTATCAAACAAAAGCTCAACAAAATACCCAAAAAAAACTTACAGATATAGGTGATGAACTAATTTTTGATAGACCTCAAACAGCATATGAAAGATATAACCAAGCTGGTGGTTTTTCATTAGCTAATAAAAAATTTAGAGAAAAGTTGGCTGCTCAACCTGATCCATATAAACGAGAAGAACTTGGAGCAGTTGTTCTTGTTGATAATAATGGCAAATCCACAACTTGGAAGGAAATGTTTCCTAATCAATTTGCGGCTGCATCAGTAAAAGCTGAAGAGGCAGAATCTAAAAGGATAGCTGAGTCACAACGTCAACGTCAAGTTGATTATAATCAATTAGTTATTACAAATCAAGATAATTACATTGAAGCTTACAGACAAAACCCTGTAGAAGCTGCTAGGTTAGTAAGAATTCAAGCTAGAGAAGTAGGTAATGGTACGATTCATCCTATAGTTACTCAGATTGAATCTGCTCAGTTAAAAGAATCTACTGCTGATTTAGAACAGAAGATTGCAGATGGTGCTCTTTCTCTTAGTTATGTTAATAGTCTACCTATTACATTACGGAAACAAGGTATTGCAGCTTACAACGCATTAAAAGAGCAGAAGTATGGGACTGATGAAAAGGACATTACAGATGGTATCCTCTCTACAGCAAGGACACTATCAGATGTTATTGGTGATGGTCCTAGTAGTGTACAAGTCTTTCAATTAAGAACTGAAATTAGTAAGGTTTATCTTAAAAACCGTCAAACTTTACCACCAAAAGAAGCTTGGATTAAAACTCAAGAAGAAATAGATGCATCTAGAGGTGATCCAAATGGTAAGTTCTTTTCTAAAGTAACTGAATCTGGATTAAATAAAAACACTTTTCCTAATATCCAACAACCTTCTAAAGACAAAACAGAACGTCTTAACTATGTACAGAAGAAAATGTTGGAGGTTGGTACAGATACTGTAAACCAAGCATTTGTTTTAGATGATGCAGAAGGTATGGATCATACATACAGAACTTCTCAAACACCTGGACAGATGGTTGACTTTGGTCTTGGTATTAGAGAGTTTGCAGATAAGTATGGGTTCACATATACTGAAGTATTTAATGCACACAGGAAAGCGAACAATGCTGCTATGGGTGAAAACAAACCACTCATTGGTGAAAGCCCATTAGATGAAGTTACAAGTCCTGATATATCTAAACTTATTTTTAATCCTTATAACAACAAAACTCGGTCACTACGTGGTGCCGCTCAACAAGATGGTACTGTAAGAAATAGGTTACGCATGAGTATGGGTGGTTCAGATCAAAGTTTTAGATCTGATAGTGTACCTTCTGGTTATGGTTCAGTAATCTCTGATGCTGCCTCAAGAAACGGAATACCACCATCTATTCTTGCTGGATTAATTGATACTGAAAGCGGATTTAATCCTAGTGCTATATCACCTGTAGGTGCAAGAGGCTTAGGACAATTCATGCCACCTACTGCAGCAGAGTTTGGTGTTAATGTAAATGATCCTGTTTCTAGTATTGATGGCGCAGCACGTTATCTTAGATATTTAACAGATTACTTTAACGGTGATTTAGAAAAAGCTATTTATGCTTATAATGGTGGTATGGGAAACATTGAGAAATTTAATGGTCCTATTCCAGGTAACCAAGAAAACCAAGAATACTTTAATAAAGTTATCACAAACTCTAATAGATACAAATGAATGATCCTGCAGCAAATGCAAATTTAGGTGAGGATTATGTACTTGATGAGAAGGAACGTGAACGCGAACTTTCTAATGAACAGATTGAAGAAATTCAAGCAAGGCTAGCTGCTCAAGAAGAGCAACAAGCTGAACCTGTTGAACAAGTACAACCTGCCACGGCAGCGCAACCCGCACCAATGCAACCAGAACCTCAACCTACGGGTGGGGACACACAAGAAGAAGGGGGGTTTTTTGACGGGTTTGGTCAGAATCTCAGTTACTTCGGTCAACCCCTTGGAGAAACCAATCAACAAGTTAAAGAACGATTAAGTGCACCAGGTCAAGGTATTATTGATACTGTTACAAATGCAGTAAACAAGATCCTACCAGATAACTTACAAATCCCTACTGCTACTAAATATGAAGATCAAGTAGCACAAGTAACAAGAGATATCTCTGCTGTTGTATTGCCTACTGCGCTCTTGCAGGGTCGTGGTATGGCAGCAGGACAGGCTGCACAAGCTAGAGTTGGCTCTAAGCTAGGTGAGACAGCCTTCATGAAGTTTGTTGGCGCTAGGGGCGTAGAAGCTGCCTCAGCGTTAGCTGTTGGTTCTGTCGCTGAACCCTATGAAGAAGGTGATAACCTTTCTGGAATGGTTAAGAAGTCACTACCACCTCAATGGGATTTTATTCCCGATAGTTGGGCTACACTTGATGATGACAGTCCTGATGTAAAACGTCAAAAGAGTATTAATGAAGATCTAGCATTAGGTTTTCTTATTCCTTTTGTTGGCTTTGCCAAACGTTTTGGTTCAGCTATTGATGAAGTTGGTAACCTATATAAAACACCACCTGTAATTGTAGGTGAGTCTGAACAAGCTGTTAAGTATCTTGCAGATAATGCACCTACTCCTAAGAGTGCAGATGCTGAAGAAGCACTAGCACAATATGTTGCTAAACAAGAAGCTGATCTAGATGAACTTGGATATTATAATATGTCTAAGAACTCTGATACTAACATTCCTATGAAGGGTGTACATGATTTGTATGACTTCAGAGAGACAGGTATGCGGTCAGTAGATGACTTTGGTATTGTTGGTGCTAGTATTGATGCAGCACGTATTGCTTCTAACAAAGACACAGTGTATGGTCGTCTAGGTAACTTTATCAGTGAACCTGCTCTTAAGTATGGTCTTGAAACACCTGGTGGTGTAGAAGAGATTACTGTAGGTCTTGCTAAACAGCTTAAAGATGCAGACCGTTATAGGATGGATGCAGCTGATTGGGCTATTAGTTTTGATGAAGTTATAGCACAAGGTGATAATCTAGTTGTAGAACTGTTTGACCCTTCTGCTAATGTAGATGACATCAAACGTCTACTTGGTCCATCAATCCAGACTAATGAGTTTGGTGTTGATGTATTAACTGAAGAAGGTTACAGTGGAGCACTACGTTCCATTAGTAACATGGTTAGTGACTATACTGATATGGATATAGCAAGAGCACAAGCTTATACTGCTACATCTATGGCTGGACAGATTGCTGATTTAGCTGAAGGTGTCCGTATTAATAGAGGTTCTATTGCTGTTGATACTGCTAAAGAAAAGATTCGTGATAATCTTGCTTTCTTACAACAACTTGTAGGTTCTACTAAATACTATGCAACTAAAAAGCGTGGTTTATTAGCTCTTGGTGAGCGTATTAAAAACTTTGGTAAATCACCTGAACAGATTTCACAATCAATTCGTGAGTCTTACCCTCAAGCTTTGAGGAGTATTCAGTCAGATAGTGAGAAGTTTACTGAAAGCTGGGAGTATTTACAAGCAAATCGCCCTGAGATCTTAGATTCATTCCTTGAACTATACGAACTTAGTGATGGTAAGATTAATACTATTGCTAAAATGAATGACGATATTTTAAATACTTTTGTTAGGTGGCGTCCTATCTATGATGGTACACCAGAATCACCTAATATCCTTGCACAAGCTGTAAGGGGTAATTACTATAACTCACTATTGTCTGCTCCTGGAACAGCAGCTAAGGCATTGTATGGTAACCTAAGTGGTTTAGTAGCTGAACCTGTTGCTTATTTTGCTGGTTCAATGATGCGTGGCGATCTTAAGTCAATGCAACGTGGTTGGATGGCTTACAGTGCTCTCTTTGATACACAAAAGAAAGCATTACCATATGCTGGTAAGTTGTTTACTAAAGCATCACAGAACCCTAACTCTGTAAAAGGTCAAACACGTCTTGATCTTGTCATTAAACAAGAAGAGAAACTAGACCAATATCGTTTTATTGCAGAACAAGAGTCTGTACGTGGTAACCATGGTTTTAAATACTTAGTTAAACTATTTGAAGATCAACAAGCAATGGCAGCTGATCCTGTATTTAGGTTAACACCTAACTTGTTTACAGGTTTTGATGGTTGGACTGGTGCTACATTAGCTAATGCACAAGCACGTTTCCGTGCAATGGATGAGCTTGATCGTTTAGGTGAAGCTGCAACACCAACTAAAATTAAAGAACTGGCTGAAACTGAATACAATAGTATGTTTGATAAGAACGGTATTGTTGTAGATCAGGCTGTTAAGTATAACAATGCTGATATTGCTCTTAACTTAGATACAGGTTTAACAGAACAAGTAAATGGTTTGCTTAAAACATTACCTGGTCTTACACCATTCCTTACGTTTCCAACAACGATGATGAATATGGTAAGAGTAGCTGATGACTATTTACCTGCACCATTACGTTCATTCCAAGCAGATGTTAATGATTTAGCATATACACCTGTACAAACTTTTATGGAATCACCTGAGTTAGTAGATAAAATTCTACTTAAGCGTGGTCATAAAATTAATCAGATGGATGAGACTGCTAAATTAAATACTATTGTTGATCTAAAGAATAAAACTCTTGGTAGAAAAGGTATTGGTAGTTTTGTTACTACAATGGTTGTTGGTAGTGTTTTAAAAGACAAGATATTTGGTGACGGTTTATTTAGTACAACAGGTGATGGTTCATTAGATCGTCAACTTAATCGTGCACGTCAAAAAAACAGTGGATTTAAAACACGTTCTGTTGTTGGTCCTGGTGGTAATAGGTTTGAATACAATGAACTACTTGGTCCTGGTTTAAGTAACTGGGTTGCAATGGTTGCTAACATTGCTGATAACTTTGACATGCTAGGTGAAGCTGCTACTGAACACCTATTTGAAAAGTCTGCTTTTATTCTTGCATCAGCATTAACAGATCAAGCTGGTATCTCTGCTTTACGCCCTCTTGTGGAAGTTTTAAGTGGTAATGAATTTGCAGCTAATCGTTTTGTAGCTGGTCAAATTAACTCACTTGGTCCGCTTGCTGGTATGCGTAATGAGTTTGGACGTATCCTTGATGGTGGTTATAAAGAAGTAAATAATACTATTCTAGAACAACTAGCTAATCGTAACCAGATAATGGGTTTAATCGATCAAACTAATAGATTACCTACTGTTATTAGTCCTATCAGTGGTGAAGCACCTAACAAGTATAATATGTTACAACGTATCTATAATACTTACTCTCCACTTAAAGTACACCCTGCAATGTCTAAAGAAGAACAATTCTTATATGACATTGAATATGATGTGTCGTCTGCATTTAAAACACGTAATGGTGTTGAGCTTCTAGCTGAAGAACGTGCAGAATTAAACGCTAAGATGGGTAAACGTGGTTTCTTTAGACAAGAAATTAATAGGATTAGTAAGATTGCAGATGTTCGTAATACAATAAAAGAATTAAAAGAAGCAAGACGTTTTCCTAATTTTATTGGTTCTAAAGAGTTACCAATTGGTAGGTATGATCAAATTCATATCTTACTGAAAGATGCTCAGAAACAAGCTGAAGAGTTAGCATTTGAAGAACTTGATTTTGAAATGCAAGATGCTATTCAGCAGCGTATTAATCTTAAGAAAATGAATGATAGAAATGCCGAACTAGGAATTATCCCAACGAATCGTTACTAATGGCAACAACACAAACTACATATACAGGGAATGGTTCTACAACGAACTATTCATTTACATTTGAATATTTGAAACAAGCTGATGTTAAGGTAACACTTGACACAGTTGCTACAACTGCATTTACATTTGCTAACG